CGCAATCCTTTTTTTACCGGATTTCTAATGAAAGGATCGATGCTATTTGTTGCCGGGTTGTGCGCCGCTTCAATTTCGTATGCACACGATACGGCTCAATGGATTCAGGACAACCCGCGCTTTGTTGCTCGCAACGGCAGAACGCATTGTTGCGGCCTGGGCGACTGCGAGAAAATCAAGGCTCACTTAGTACGTGAACACTCGATGGTGCTGCAAACTAGCGACGGCCTCGTGACGGTCCGGGGTTACATGGTGCCATTCCGCCGCGAAGAGGTTTTCATTGCCGAGGGCGATCACTATGGCTCAATCGACGAGGATTGGTGGATGTGCGGCCACGGCAGAGAGGGCCGCTATCGCGACGGCTGCGCGTTTGCCCCCAGAGGCGGCTCGTAATGCTGAGCGTAGGCATAATTACAGCGGCAACAAACAATCCGCTGCTGGTTGAGGCCGTGGCCAGCGTTGACGCGCAAACCTACGAAAACTGGCACCATTACCTGTTTTTCGATGGCGTGATCGGTTACCAGGATTTTTCCCGCAAACGCAACGAATACCGCTCCTGGAAGCGCGATCTGGCCTATTGGCCGACACGCATCGGCGGCAAACAATTGCAGGGGCGGCGCATCTATGCGGCAGCGCCCAGCCTCATCAACGAGGATATTGTTGTTATCCTCAATGAGGACGATTGGTTTGCCCCGGACCATTTGCAGAGCATGGTCGATCTTATCGAAAGCAAAAATCTGGAATGGGCGTATTGCCTGCGACAGATTTATGACAAGAACGGAAATTATTTGTTCAACGACAATTGCGAATCTCTTGGCAAGCATCCTGTCTGGCACGACCCAAAACATCACATGGTCGAAACTTGCAGCTACGCAGTGCGAACTTACGTCATGGTCAACGTCGCCAACGTCTATAATCATCGCGGATTCGGGCCAGACCGCCTGCAATATGATTATCTATCGCGGCACTATCCAAGGTTCGACGGCACGGGCAAATATACAATGTGCTTCCGGCTTGGCGGCAATGAAGGATCGGTTTCGCGGGAATTTTTCGAGAAGGGAAACGCCGAAATGGAAAAGCGGCACGGACAAAAATTCCCGTGGGCCAATGTCTAGTATATATTTCCCGGCTTTAAATCATGATCCGCAGTTCTGGAAACGCTGATCGAGGGGCAAATGTCAAAATCTAAAGAGCAGACGAGCTACAGCTCGTCCAGTGTCAGATGGTTTACAATGTCAAAATCTAAAGAACAGTTGCCAACTCCGGTATTGAAAGAGTGTCCGGGCAACGACATGCTGCGCTGGCAATGGCATTCGCCAGTGCCGTGGGTCAACGAGCGTTACGGCAAGACCAGCTATATCGCGGGATTCAGCGACCGCAAACACGCCATCGACTACGGCATCATGTGCGGGTGGATCTGATGGCTTTTGATATCAGCAAGTTTTATCAATTCTGTTCGCAACTCAGCATTGAGACGAAAGAACAGGGACTGAGACGCCTCGACCCCCTGCTCGGCACGCAAACCTATGTGATGAATGAAATCGGCAAGGGCTTGCAGGACGGCGTGCATTTTTTCGTGATTCTCAAGGGACGCCAGCTTGGCATCACAACAATCAGCCTCGCCTTGGATCTTTACTGGCATTTCATGCACAAGGGCCTGCAAGGCACCCTGACCACGGACACGGAAGAAAACCGGGATATGTTCCGCAGCACGCTTGCCATGTACATGGACGGCCTGCCGAAAGAATGGAAAATCCCGCTGGTGCAGCACAACCGCAATCAACTTACGCTCAAGAACAGGTCAAGACTGTTTTACCAGATTGCCGGATTGCGCTCCAAGGGCACGCTCGGTCGCGGCAAAGCCATCACCTATCTGCACGGAACCGAAACAAGCTCGTGGGGCGACGAAGAGGGCCTTGCGTCGCTTTTGGCCTCGCTCGCCGAAACCAATCCATCCCGCATGTATCTTTTTGAAAGCACGGCGCGTGGATTCAATATGTTTCACGATATGTACGTGACGGCAAGAAAAGCCAGAACGCAACGCGCCATATTCTGCGGCTGGTGGAGAAACCAGTTTTACAGCGCCGACCCGGAAAGCGCCATCTATAGAACGTATTGGGATGGCAAGCTGACGCCGGAAGAAAAAGAATGGACTCGGGACGTTAAGAAACTATACGGGATCGAGATAAATTCGCGTCAAATGGCGTGGTGGCGCTGGAAAATGCTTGAAGGCATCAAGGACGAATCCTTGATGTATCAGGAGTTCCCGCCAACAGAAGATTACGCTTTCGTGATGACGGGAACGAGTTTTTTCAGCAATTCCCGCTGCACTGATGCCGCCAAGGCGTCCAAAAAGAAAGACCCGGAATATTACAGATATTCGATGGGCGCTTATTTCCAGGATACGGAAGTTCTGCGTTCTACCGAAAGACTGGCAACCTTGAAAATTTGGGAGGAGCCCGTTGACAATGGCTATTATGTTATCGGCGCTGACCCTGCTTACGGCAGCAGCGATTGGGCTGATCGTTTTTGCGTTCAGGTATTTAGATGTTATGCGGACGGGATTGATCAGGTCGCGGAGTTCGCCACCAGTGAACTCAATACGTACCAGTTTGCTTGGGTCATTGCTCATCTGGCTGGGGCTTACAAAAATTCGACGCTCAATCTTGAGGTCAATGGTCCGGGTCAAGCCGTCATCAACGAACTCAGAAACCTTAAAAGACAGGCTGTTTCAATAAATGGCCAGCAGGGCAAGGATTTAATGAATGTTCTCGCCCATATGCAAAATTATATGTGGCGTCGCAACGATACGCTGGGCGGCGTCGGCAACAGCATTTATTGGCTGACAACCCCGGCAACCAAGGAGCGCATGTTAGCTTATTTCAAGGATTATTTTGAACGCGGCATGATGAATGTTTTTTCCATAGACCTGATTGACGAAATGAAAAGCATAGTCCGCAATCAGGGCGGCATTTCCGCTTATGGACGCAACAAGGATGATCGCGTCATAGCAACCGGGCTTTGCTGCGCGGTTTTTGCGGAGCAGGTGCAGCCCAGGCTCATTCAGGCAAAAATCACCCGCGTCGTAAACAAGGTGCAGCAAGAAATGACGCCGGAACAATTATCCACGACCAAAGGCGTTTCCAATTATCTCAAGCGAATCGGGGTTTATGGGGCACGATGACGCAAAACGAAATTCGCAACGCCATCCGGCGGTTCCAGCAGGACGAAAACAGGATTTTGAGCGCAGCCCTGCTCTGCGAGGCGGCGGGCATATCCATGTGGACGTTTCACAACGTATTTAAAAATAATGCGCCCATGTCGGAAATGGTGCAGCGCCGCATGGCCAAAGCCCTGAAAGCGTGGGCCAGCGGGGAATTGCGGATCATGAGAAACAAGGACCGCACCCGATATATCGAATACCGGAAAGAGCCAAAGCCTGTATTGCAGCGCACCATGAGACTGCAATTAAAAAATAACAGGATTTCGCTTGATAGCGGGGTGCGTAATTTAAACGATTATACGCAACCCTCGTTCAAGGAGCAGATGGAGGATTGAAATGTCGATTTTGCGGGATTACAAATGTTCAAGGCACGGATTCTTCGAGTCTTTCGACGCCGAATGTCCGCATGGCTGCGAAGAAGTCATGGAAGTGCAGTTGGCCGCCCCGGCAATCCGCTCAAATCGCACCACGGGCGCGGACGGCACGCTGAAGCAGTTGGCCATGGATTTTAAAATGAGCAATATAAAATCCACCCGCGAAGGGGAAAGTCAGGCCGGATACTACACCCGGAACAATTCCCCGGAACCGCCGCCGCAACGCGAACCCAGGCCCGGAGATGCCGCAATCTGGGGAGGCATGGGGGGATTGAACATGCAATCGGTCATGGCCGGAAATATGTTTAGGTCTGTACGCGGCGAACAAGTTGGTGTAAAACCAGATGAAGTGGGCGCAAATCGCGGGCCTACCACGGCTAGTTACATGGCGGATCACGAAAATCTGAAGCTATCAAAATGAAGCTGCCAAAATCGTTGCCGGAGCGCGAGGCGTTCTTTAACGAATTGATTCAAAAATGTTTTGTTTCACGGGAAACAAGACGCGCCGATTATTCCAGCTTGCGAAGCTGGTATTTGTTTGGCGTCGGGCCGGAAGAAAGCCCGGCGCATTTCAATAAGATTTATCCGCATATTGATCAGTTGGTGTCTTTTCTCTACGCCGCCGACACCACAAGATTCACGATTGATCTTGGCGCAACGGCCAAAGAATTGGAATATTCCAAGATTCCGGTTCTGTCTCAGGCAATCAACGATAAATGGTCGGACAGCAACGGCGACATGGTGTTCATGTCGGCCCTCACTTGGTCGATGGCGTATGCCACGACATTTATAAAATTGATTGTCACGAAAAACGGAGTTCAGCCCTACATGGTGGACCCCGGAAGCATGGGCGTTCTCAGGGAGGATACGCCTTACACAGATCGCCAAGAGGCGATTGTGCATAGCTATTACATTACAAAATCGGATTTGTACGCTCGTCTTTATAACCACCCCAGGCGCGACAAGATTTTGGAAAAAATAAACACCGCCCAGCACCAGCCGGAAAACATACCGGAGGGCGTTGACCGGATTGTGATGAGCCAGACCAATCCGACAATTTACGGAACCGTGAATCTCGATCTGTACGGCTACAACCGGTTGAAGGCCCAGGTTGCCGAAAATACCGTTGAAATGCGTGAATTGTGGGTTTGGGATTCGGACGCCGAGGATTATCAGGTTGTAACGATTGCCGACCCGGACGTTATTGTTTACGACCGCCCCGGCGAATCCATATTCATGAAGGGCGAGTGCCCCTTCATACAAATATGCCCGAATCCTCAATATGATTATTTCTGGGGATATTCAGAAGTCCAAAAGCTTGTTCTGCTTCAACAGATGCGAAACAAGCGCATGACGGAAATACTTGATTTGCTGAGCCGTCAGGTGAACCCGCCTAAGGCTTTGATGGGCTTCACCGGCATACATGACGAAAAAGATTTTGCGTTGAACCGGCCCGGCGGCCTGTTTTCAACGGACATGCCAAACGCCAAAATCGAAAGTCTGGCACCAAATATTCCGCAAGATCTGTTCCGCGAAATCGACGCCATTGATGTCATGTTTGCGGAAGCCAGCGGCATTTCCAGCGTTTTGTCCGGGCGCGGCGAAACCGGCGTGCGTTCCGCCGGTCACGCTTCCCAGCTTGCGCGTCTGGGCTCAAGCCGCGCCAAGAAAAGAGCGCTGATCGTAGAAGACGCGCTTGAAAAGCTTGCTACTCAATATTTAAAACTAATGCAAATTTATGATAAAACTCATTACATTGATCAAAACGGAATTGCGTTCATTGCAGAGCAATTTACTAAAGATTTCATGGTCAAGGTTGATGCTCATTCA